CTCACAGAACAGACCGCTTGCATGCAGTACCTGATCAATTACAGGGTTGGTATTCTCATACTGCCAGTCGGCACGAGCGGTATACATATCTGCCCACTTGTAACTTTCGGCTTGTTCTGCACTGATGAAGAAACCGTCATAGTCGCTACGTTCGAACACTGGGCAACCTAACTTCTTTAACTGGTTGAATGCTTTGATGTAGATGCGTTTCATATTTGATACTCCATGTTGTTTGGCGATGTTGCCGATGTGGATTGTATCAAACACTATTGTCTAGTCAAACTGAGGGATATTTACCTGAGTAAGTTGTAGGGTTATTAATTAGGATGGGTTTAGGGGTTTTGGTCTGCTCTTATTAGTACTGTCGCTCAGTAGTACTAAAGCAATCAAAACATAGATTGAATACTATAGTTACACCGACCGATTTAAAGGCTCAGGAAGGGGTCTAAAGTGATTTAGGCGGGGTAGGTATAGGCAAGGAAAATTAGGGGGCTTCCTGACAATCTGTAGACGTTTAGTATTAATAAGTTATCCACGCAATCCACAGAATGCCTGTGTACAACTTTACTTATCCACAATTTCTTGACTGCCTGTGGATAACTGTTATAGTGCTGTATATGCGAACAGTTGTTGCAAAACGACAGTATGTTTAAACGGCAAGTTTCAAGTTAACGACAAAGGGGTGATGTATGGAAAGAACTACAAGGGACGAGTATCTCAAAGCACTGGAAGAGAACGACGATGCTGATCAAGTTGATAACGATGAAAACCCCGAACTGAGCGAAGCGGAACGGGCGGCACTCCAAGCAGACGCACCAAGACGAAGAGCAGACGGAGCAGTGGTGACAAGTGATAGATATAGACAACTAACAGCAAGCCAAACAGCGTTCGTTATAGGTGTAGTCAATGGGAAGACACTCAAGCAAGCATACAGAGATGCATACCCAAACGACAACTCAAGTGATCACGGCATCAGCGCCAATGCGAATAGGTTGTTTAAACATCCGAAGGTGCAAGACATGTTGGAGGATGCGTGGGGAGAGATCACAGAGAATCTTGTGGAAGACATGACTGCAACAAAACGGTATGTGATGAAGAAGTTGTTGGAACACAGTAAGAACGCCAAGCAAGAGGGTTCGAAAATAAAGTGCCTAGAACTACTGGGCAAAGCCAGTGGAATGTTTACACAGGCAGAGGTGAAGGACGATAAGACCGTCAGCACTGATCAACTGAAGGGCGAACTAGCAAAGTACCTACGCACTCTCAAGAGAACAACTGGCATCAGTGACGTGGAGAGCAGAGCGGTGTAGTGCGTTTAAACGGCGATGGCGCAGACCCTCCGTCCCGCCACCCCCCGCTGTACGTGAACGACCACCCGTCAGCCTATACGCTCTAATTCACACATCCCCCCACCCCTCTTTTGCAATTAGAACGTTCTCATCTCTCTTCCACCACAGAAACACCCCCCAATGCTTTTTGAATTGGCTATACCGGGGGTATATATATTTTTGTTTAAACAGCTTGCGAACGTTCGTATTTGCGTTTAAACTACATACATGTATAGTTTTTTAAATTTTCTATACATATCAACACGCATGGGGATTGTGTTTGACGCTATGCACATAGCATAGAAAGTCAGCAGTCTCCAGCCGTGTTAAGTATCAAGTTAAAGGTTTTAAGTATCAAGTGACAAAACGCAGCCAATTAGTTCTGGACTTTATAAAGGCGTACATGAAGATTCATGGGATACCGCCTTCCTATGAAGTAATAGCCAAGGGTCTAGGACTGAAGGCTAAATCCAATATTCATAGGATTGTCCATAAGCTGCAAGACGACGGGTTGATTGAGATGAAGCCCTACAAGTTCCATTCGATTCGGCTTGTGGATAAGTCGGCTAAAGAAATGGCTTCCCTCTGATGCTTACACCAGAAGAAATTGAAGAGTATTTACAGATTGCCGACAAGGTCTCCGAGAAAGACCGCAAGAAGATTATTAGGCTGTTAGAAGCTGACAGGGACAATAGATGCAAAGACTCCTTCATCGCTTTCGTGGAACACATGTGGCCTGTCTTTATATCGGGTAAACACCACAAGATCATGGCTAATGCCTTCGAGAGAGTTGCCAGAGGGGAGCTTAAACGGTTGATTATTAATATGCCTCCAAGGCATACTAAGTCAGAGTTTGCTAGTTATCTGCTTCCTGCGTGGTTTCTGGGAAAGTTCCCACATAAGAAGATCATCCAGACCGCACACACTGCCGAATTGGCCGTGGGTTTTGGCCGCAAAGTTAGGAACCTAGTTTCCTCCGACGCATATTCAAGGGTCTTTACGACGGTTCTATCGTCTGATTCGAAAGCTGCTGGTCGCTGGAACACTGACGTGGGCGGAGATTACTTCGCTATTGGTGTTGGCGGCGCAGTTACAGGTAAAGGTGCGGATCTATTGATCATTGACGACCCGCACTCAGAGCAGGAGGCTAAACAGGGCAACCCTGCCGTCTATGACAATGTCTATGAGTGGTACACATCTGGCCCTCGTCAGCGTCTGCAGCCGGGCGGGGCCATCATTATTGTTATGACTCGCTGGTCTAAGCGGGATTTAACGGGGCAAATCCTTAAAAATTCCTCTAAAGACGGCGTAGATGAGTGGGAAGTTATTGATTTCCCCGCTATTTTGCCGTCAGGAACGCCCTTGTGGCCTGCTTTTTGGAAAAAGGAAGAGTTAGAAGCTCTAAAAGCTGAACTTCCAGTCTCCAAATGGGAAGCTCAGTACCAACAAAACCCCACATCCGAAGAAGGCGCGATTATTAAGCGTGATCAATGGCGCATTTGGGAGCAGGAAGACCCTCCGCCGTGCGATTATTTGATTCAGTCTTGGGATACAGCCTTTGAAAAACACAACCGAGCAGACTACTCAGCATGCACTACATGGGGAGTTTTCTATCACACCGACAAAAATGGCTCTTCTAAGCCAAACATCATTGTTTTAGACTCGTTTAAACAACGCATGGAGTTTCCAGAGCTAAAGCAAAAAGCAATGGAGTTGTGGAAGCAATGGGAGCCAGATACGCTCATCGTGGAGAAGAAAGCGGCTGGTGCGCCGCTTATTTATGAGCTTAGAAAAATAGGAATTCCGCTGTCGGAGTATACGCCGAGCAAAGGAAACGATAAGATAGCGCGTGTAAACGCGATTTCTGACCTGTTTGCGTCCGGTGTTGTATGGTGTCCAGAGACCCGATGGGCTGACGAGTTGATTGAAGAATTAGCCTCGTTCCCCAACGGAGACCACGACGACCTTGTTGACTCGGCCTCGCAGGCATTGCTGCGTTTCAGGCAAGGTGGATTCATCACAATCGACACAGACGAGGAAGATGAACCCATCTACCGTCACCGCAAAGCGGTCTACTACTGAGGATACATATGGCAAGCAATTTAATGGATAAGGGTCTCTACCAAGCCCCAATGGGAATCGAAGAAGAGGGCGATGCCCTAGAGATCGAAATCGAAAATCCCGATTCAGTCACCTTGAGTGACGGTTCAATAGAAATCACGCTTGAGCCAGAAAATGAAATGGGCGATGAATTCAACTCCAACCTCGCCGAGGATATGGGCGAAGGACAACTCAATGATCTCTCAGGAGAACTTATCGAGTTAGTGGAAGCCGACATCATGTCCAGAAAAGAATGGGCAGATACTTTCGTCAAGGGACTCGAAGTACTCGGCCTGAAATATGAAGAACGCACTGAACCTTGGAATGGTGCGTGCGGAGTGTTCTCGACGATCCTCACCGAGGCAGCCATCAGGTTCCAAGCAGAGTCCATCATGGAGACATTCCCTGCCGCCGGGCCTGTAAAAACAGAGATCATCGGCGCTATTGACAAAATGAAGGAAGATGCTGCAGCGCGTGTCAGAGATGACATGAACTACAAGCTCACAGAGGAAATGCCAGAGTACCGCCCAGAGCATGAGCGTCTTCTCTACTCCCTCGGCCTTGCAGGTTCCGCATTTAAAAAGGTCTACTACGATCCAGCCTTGGGTCGCCAAGTAGCCATCTTCGTTACCGCAGAAGACCTCATCGTGCCTTACGGCGCTTCCAACCTCAACACCGCCGAGCGCGTTACCCATGTGATGCGTAAGACCAAGAATGAGATGCGTAAGCTCCAAGTATCGGGTTTCTACCGAGATATCGAATTGGGTGAGCCAGTCTTTATCCAGACAGATATTGAAAAACATAAAGCCGACCAACAAGGCTACAAAATCAGCGATGATGACCGCTTCCAAATCTTAGAAATCCATGCCGACCTCGTTATCGAAGGCGATGAGGACTTAGATGATGATGGAGAACCCACTGGGATTGCGTTGCCATACGTTGTCACCATCGAGCGCGGCACAGGAGAAGTCTTATCTATCCGCCGTAACTGGGATCCAGAGGATGAGAAGAAACTCAAGCGCCAGCACTTTGTAGACTACATCTACATCCCCGGCTTTGGCTTCTATGGTATGGGCTTGATCCATATTATTGGTGGATATGCAAGAGCAGGCACTTCCCTGATTCGTCAGTTGGTGGATGCCGGAACTCTCTCCAATCTCCCCGGCGGACTCAAAGCCCGTGGCATGCGGATCAAAGGGGACGACACCCCAATCCAGCCCGGCGAGTTTAGGGACGTAGATGTTCCGTCCGGCGGAATTAAAGACAACGTGATGACGCTTCCCTACAAGGAGCCAAGCAATGTCTTGTTAACCCTACTCGACCGCATTACCAACGAGGGACGCAGACTAGGCTCTATCTCGGATATGAATATCTCCGATATGAGCGCTAATGCCCCCGTAGGGACAACATTAGCTCTCCTAGAGCGCACCTTAAAGACAATGGGTGCGGTTCAGGCCCGTGTCCATTATTCGATGAAGCAGGAGTTCAAGCTCCTGAAGAATATTATTCGGGACTACACCCCGCAAGAATATGACTACGATCCACAAGATGGAGACCGTAAAGCCAAACAAGGCGATTACGACATCGTCGAAGTGATCCCCGTCAGTGATCCCAATAGCTCCACGATGGCGCAACGGATCATGCAATATCAGGCTGTGATCCAGTTGGCAGCGCAAGCCCCACAGATCTATGACCTGCCCCAGTTGCACCGCCAAATGATTGAGGTTCTAGGGATCAAGAACGCAGACAAGCTCGTCCCAACAACGGATGACCAAACGCCGCGTGATCCAGTCAGCGAGAACATGGCCTTCCTTAACGGGAAACCTACCAAGGCTTTTATCTATCAAGATCACGAAGCCCACATCGCCTCGCACACCTCTTTCATGCAAGACCCAACGATTGCTGCCCAGATCGGTCAAAACCCGCTGGCGCAAAAGATCCAATCCTCTGTGATGGCGCATATCGCAGAGCATTTAGCGTTCCAATACCGTCGTCAGGTAGAGGAGCAATTAGGAGTGCCGTTGCCAGCGCCGGACACGGAACTCCCAGAAGACTTGGAAGTCGAACTCTCCCGCCTCGTGGCAGAAGGTTCAGCCCAAGTCCTACAAGCCAACAAGGCAAAAGCCACTCAAAAGCAGGCAGAGCAAGCTGCACAAGATCCCCTTGTACAGATTCAGCAAGCAGAACTCCAAATCAGAGGACAAGAAGCCGCGACCAAAGCGAAAAAGGTCGATGCAGATATCCAGAAAGATATGGCTAACTTGCAGCTTCAAACGAAGAAGGCTCAAGACCAGAAAGAAATTGAGTTAGCGCGTATCCAAACGCAGGATAGGCAAAACAATCAAAAAATTCAGGTTGACCTGTTTAAGAAAGGTGTAAATGGAAGAAACCAAGGTTCTTAATCATCTAATCTCCGAATTAAAAGAAAGGGAGCAATCTCTTCTTCAAAGTCTTGGTGACGGCGCAGCAACGGACTACGCCGCCTATCGAGAGGTTTGCGGCAACATTAGAGGTCTGTTGTTTGCACAAAGCCTAATCCTTGACCTTGCGCGAAAAATGGAGAAATTTGATAATGAGTGAATTTCATATGCCAGAGCTAAACATAGCTCAAACGCTGGATCCGCAAGGGCCAGTGTCTACTCTGCCAGCGACGGCAGAGGAGAAAGCACGGCAAATCCCAGAACCCGCCACGTACTACTTGTTGTGTGTCCTCCCTGACATCGATGATGAGTATGAAAGCGGACTGGTTAAGGCAAGCCAAACCGTCCATTATGAAGAGGTGCTGTCGCCAGTCCTTTTTGTAGTCAAGATGGGGCCGGATGCCTACAAAGACGAGAAACGTTTCCCGTCTGGGCCTTCATGCAAAGTAGGTGATTTCGTCCTTGTTCGCCCCAATACTGGAACGCGGATCAAGATTCATGGCAAGGAATTTAGGTTAATCAACGATGACAGCGTCGAAGGTGTCGTCCAAGATCCTAGAGGCATTACCCGTGCGTAAAGGAGTAATAAATGGCCGAAATTGAAAAAACCGAATTTGAGTTTCCAGACGAAAAACAGGAAGCAGAAAACAAGGTAAATCAAGCGACTGATGAGCCTGAAATAGAAATTGTTGACGACACGCCGGAGGAGGATCGTAATCGCGAGCCGATGAAGACCGCCCCGGAAGAGCCAACAGATGAAGAGTTAGCTTCCTATAAACCCAAGGAACGTAACAAACTACGCGAGTTCCATAGGGCTTATCACGACGAACGCAGAGCGAAAGAAGCTGCGGCCAAGGAAAGAGAAGACGCACTTCTTTTTGCCAAGGCTGTCTTGGAAGAAAACAACAAGCTCAAAGGCACTGTGAACGAAAGCCAGTCGGCTCTCCTAGAGCAGGCTAAGAAGTCTCTAGAGATAGAACTTCAAGAGGCTAAGAAGAAGTACAAAGAGGCATTTGAATCCGGTGACTCCGACGCAATGGTCGAAGCGCAGGAATTATTGACCTCAACGAAACTAAAGGCTGAACGTGTAAATAATTTTAAACAGAAGCCTTTACAAGAAGATGAAAATCAGCTACAAACGAGTTTAAACGCGAAAACTGACTTCGTGGATCACAAAGCCGAGAATTGGAAACGTGCCAATCCTTGGTGGGGTCAGGATCGCGAGATGACCGGATTTGCTCTTGCTTTGCATGAGAAGCTGGTTATCGAGGATGGCGTTAGCCCTCAAAGCGACGAATACTACCAACGCATAGACGGTAGGTTGCGCCAAGTGTTTCCGGAGAAGTTTGCTTCCGAGAAGCCCGCTGATACGAGTCAGCGCCCTAAAGCAAATGTTGTTGCCTCTGCAACACGAAGTGTTTCAGCGAAGAAAATCACTTTGTCGCCATCAGAGGTAAATATCGCCAAACGGCTTGGGCTTCCTTTGGAACTCTATGCTCGTAAGGTTGCGGAATTAAGGAGAAATCAATGACAAATCAGAAACGTGAATCAAGAGAGTTAGAAAGTCGTGCAGAAGCAGAGCGCCCCAAACGTTGGATGCCGCCCTCGTTATTGCCCGATCCAGAGCCAGAAGAAGGTTATGCCTTCCGTTGGATCCGTCTAAGCACTCTAAATAACCCTGATCCGGTCAATATTTCGACAAAACTTCGCGAGGGTTGGGAACCTGTGAAGGCTTCTGCACAACCAAAATTGCGTTTGTTAAGCAACCCTAACGGTCGCTTTCCGGATGGAATTGAAGTTGGCGGTCTGCTACTTTGCAAAACCCCGGTTGAGTTCACCCATCAACGTGACGAGTATTACCAAAAACAGGCTAATACTCAGATGGAGTCGGTGGATAACAACTACATGCGCCAAAGCGATCCTCGGATGCCTGTGTTCAAAGAACGTAGCTCTAAGGTAACTTTGGGAACAAGTATTTAAAACTTTTTAGGAGCTAAACATGGCTTACCCCACTGTCTCGGCACCATATGGTCTAAAACCCATCAATCGTATTGATGGAATGCCATACGCTGGTGCATTTCGGCAGATTCCTGTAGCCGCCGGTTTCGGTACTGCTATCTTCTTTGG